GATACACTATTATAATAATATGCACTACCTTGTAAAACCTCTAAATGCCCTGTGTCGTAATGTCCCGGTATATTATCAGGTTTCCATGTTATAATCGGTTTATTTCTTACGGAGAATTCAGCGGTGGATAGGGAGAAAATTTCTCCGTCATAACGAGCATGTATCATTGCATCGCAAGTATTGACAAATTTAGCTTTCTCTGTTTCATTCATGGTCCATGGTAAGTGATGGACTCGGGGATGATCAATGAACTTCTTAGTGTTGAGAAATACGAAATGTAAATCTGATCGGTTATTTAATGCTGTTGTTATTGCAGGTGTAGTTATAGATGATAAACTGAATGTATCATAACCACCATGCCTCCCTAATACCAAGGCATCCTTGGGAATATTAAAGTGTTCGCGATAATCATCGTGACAATCCGGTGCCTCCTTTTCCACTATATGATATACCCATGGAAATCCCTTTCCGCCTTTATCAGCTATATATTTACACACACCTGCCCAACGATCCCCATGGGGTTGATCACATCGAAATATACAATGGGCCAATCTTCTAGTGTTAGTAGGCATAAACCCATCATCTTCACCCCCTTTGATAGCATAAAACGCATCCACTTTCTCGCGTTCACATAATTTCTCCAGCGTAGAACGCAACTGCACATTCTTTCCATCGTTTTGCCATATATCGGGGTATAAAAAAGTAGGGAATTCCCTGAATCTCTCTGCGGATGGTATGGGCCTAGAACTCGTAGATATTATAATGGATTCATTGCCAAGTATTTCTTTATTATACTTGGCGTATTTATACAGGCATATCTCAGTCCCGCGTTCTCCTAGTTGATATGAATGGAAAGCTATTTTCATGGTATTTCTGATAAATTCGGTACTGATAACCCAACAATACTATATAATGCTTTGCATGTGAAAGGATTTTGCTGATCACTCATATTATTGATTTAATCGTTTTTTGTAAAATGTTATTACTTCTTTTATAACTTCATCGACTCCCTTGGTAGGGGTCCAACCTAGTAAGGTTTTTATCTTATCACTGTTAGGTATTTTTTCGGGTGCTTCTGAAAAAAGCGGACCATGTAATATGGTCGGATCAACATGGCTTATGGGGGATGAAGAAGCTGTCAAGGTTTTGACTTTATCAGCCAAATAAAAGATTGATCGCTCGTTTTGCTCATTACCTATATTCCATTCTTGATTCCATAGATTATCGGGTGCTTCTGATACCAATTGTATTCCCTTCACTATATCTTTTACCCAAGTAAAGGCACGTAATTGCTGTCCTGTATAGTATACCGTGATTGGTTTATTTGTCAAGGCTTGTTCTACGAAACGTGGTAGTACAAACCCACCATCTGGTAGTTGATATTCTCCAGTGACATTAAATGGGCGGATAATCTGATACCGGAATGATTTATCTATACGTGCTTGATTCACCAGAACTATTTCCGATAGTAATTTTGCCATAGAGTACTCGTTTCTAACAGTGAACGGACCATGTAGAACCTTATCATCCTCTTCGGATAGATATGACTTCTCTTCTCTATGACCATATATCTCCGACGTAGACACAAACACCAATGGACATTTATTCTTCTTGGCACCTGCCACTACCCAATATATATCATCTATAATCAATCTAGCCATTTTGCCAGAATGTTTAAGCACTCCGACTGGTCCGACCGGTGATGCAAGGTGTAAAATCATATCGAAATGAGGTAAAGACTCATCCCATTCAAAGGTTAAGATATCACCGATTATTACTTGAACATCCTGCACCAAGGGATCATTAGGTGACAAGGTGTTGGATGATAAATTATCGATTATGGTTATGTCCCATCCTAGGCTCTTCCACAATTGAAGGCAATGTGTGCCTATGAATCCTAGTCCACCAGTAATCAAAATTCGCTTTTTATGCATCCTAACAATTTATCAAAATAAACTGTTTTGTGCAACAGGGTAAAACGGTTTATCGACCAAATATTAAGTGCTATCTCTCATATCGTTTAATATGATATTCCACATATGCTCTGCTCTTTTTTTAGTTGTACCGTATGTATATAGCCATCGGCGTTGATTATCTAATAATACATTATACTCATCCGTGGGCTTACCATTATCAATTAATCTATACATAATGTCATGTAATTCGGATTTAGTGGAATATGATATAGTGGGGAGATCAACGGGGGAACATAATGGCGGTTTATTATTATATTCTTTGAATAATAATACTGCCCCAGAAGCAAGAATTTCATAGTGCCGCAAACAATCCCACCCTCCTTTCTTACAAGTCAGCCCAAACCAACTAGTATTCATGTCTCGATAATAGTCGTATTCAGTGTCAAACCTATACCCTTTGCTATTAGCAAAACAAGCGTCACCTGGAGCAGTGGACTGATATAGTCTCTCTTTAATAGGCGAAATCGGCATGATATATTGTTCTGGAATACCAAATCCAGCGGGCCAGACAGTTGGAAACGCCTCTACTAATTCTCGTTTAAAACACTTGCTAGTATATTGTGTCCCTATTATATATTCCCCATTATATAATATCTTTCTAGGCGCATCGCCATACATATCATGGAAACATGTATAATATTGAGCCGGATGGTCAACCTCCCATAAATCACCATACATGTGACCCGATCCATGTATAACGACATCAAAATCAGATAATCTCAAATTACTTCGATTATATGATGTATCCAATATAATATTATTACAGTAAGTGAATCCCATACCGTGTAATGTGTTTTTAGGTGATCTAGAATAATCTCCATATAATATATGTTTCCTCGGATATTCTACGAAATTATCGCCTAATAATTGTCGAAATCCTATTATGTTGCTCAATTCTCCATAATCACCTTGTTTATCGTCTTTCCTAGTCGTTAAAAATAACACACGCATAATAAATATTTATTATAGACGGATATGCATACAAAATATTTCACACCACAAGAGTTAGAAATCATAAAGATTAACTATCCTTTATATGGCCAAGGCTACTGCGCAAAAATATTAAACAGAACCGATTCCGATAGAATCGGTAATCGCGCACGATATATGGGCCTTCGTTCATATGAAAAGATGAAACATGAATCATTATTAAAAATACCTTTAAATCAGTTTAAAGATATAGTTTCGACCGAAGTGGCATGGTTTCTCGGATTCCTGTGGGCTGATGGCACAGTTTGCAGATCAGGATACAACCATATAGTTCAATTAGAAATATTATCTTCAGATGCACAAGATATAATGCCTATAATGAACGCTATTGGGCAATGGAACATTTACACCAGGATGCGCCCTACATCCATAAACGAATTAACCAATTTTAAGGTTAATTCGAAAGAACTTTATAATTTCTTAAATTCTTTCGACTATCCCGATAAATCTCACATAGAGCCTACTAAAATACTGGAACATATTCCAACAAACCTACATAATTGCTTCTGGCGGGGGTTTTTCGATGGCGATGGACATTGTAGTATATCCACACCGCGCTTGCCCTCACATAAGAAAAGGTATAAAAGTATATCATTTACCGGCCCCTATGAATATGCTTTTTCTTCATTGAAGAACATGTTGATCGATATAGGTATATCCGATTTCGTTGATTATAGATATATAAATCCAAAGAAAGGGTATAAATTAGGTAGAATATCTATTCGCAAAAAAATAGATATACTCTGCCAATATTTATTATCTTGTCCGATAGGTTTATCACGAAAAACCGCCATACTGGGATGTATACCATAGTATATTTATGTATAGCGCCATACAGCTTTTATGGTTCTTTACACGATGATATATCTATAAATCGTCATCCGCCTCCCAATCTGTAACCTCCACACTGCCATCCATTTTGAATTTGAATTCCAGAAATTCAGCACCATGTTCTATTAGAAAATTGAAAGAATTACCATACTGTTTATATTTCAAATCTCGCATGCCCTCTTTTTCTTGAACAATATGAAATCCTCGTTTAGTCACAAAATGTTGCCAATCTTTATATGTTACTGTTTTCATTTTATTAAATGTCTAACTTGGTCGATGTGTACTATAGGTCGTCCTCTAAACATAGAACTAGCGGAATGCCCACTATTAGGTTTATCATATCCTATATTAAGGGTGGATTTATCCCAGGTTCCCCATGTGTGGGCGATATCGGGTTTAGCATCTCCTAAAAATAAATCCCAGTGCTCATATCGTTGCTCTGGTAGCATCTTTATAATAGCATCATCATACCGTAAATTCCATTTCGCATCCCAATGCGGCTGTGATAATCTACAATTATGACCTATCACCTGTAAAGGTGACTTCCAACTGTAATCGTAGTCGGCTTCTTGACTTTCATATAAGGCAAGATTGGCATGTTTGAGCCTGAACACCCAATCCTTATCTTCATTGCCTCCTAAAAGGTATCGCTCATCGAACCATCCTATACGACGCACCAACTCCTTAGTGAACCCCATATAACCCACATTGTATAAGAAAACGCATGAGTACCCGGTCTGTAATAGATTGATTATTTTTTCAGTATATTCCGCAGTACAGGTAGTTCTATCGTTTACAAATACCATATATTCTGTAGGACTAGTGGCAATGGCATGATTCATTAGTTGGGAATATGACGGATATGCCTTTGGATATCTCTTGCTTCGGAGATTCCATTGTATATCATATTTGGCAATCAGGGAATCATGTGCATGAATCTGTTCCTGTACCAACTCTGGACGGGCACCATTGTGTAAATTGATTGTAAAAGTATCTATCGACATGTGAAATTAGGTGAAAGTATATATCCTTCTTCTTCCAAGGTGGGAAGAGTTACTAGTTCGGTAGACTGAGGATAAGCACATGCCATCATACGTCTAATCATTTCTTGATCTATTTCCCTTTGAATCTCCAGAGTCATCCATTCGTTTAGAGAATAAATTACTTTAACTGGTGGTCGGACGACTGGCTCTACGGCTAATACACTAGGTACTTCAACCGGAAGAACCAGGGCACCTACACCAAATAATATATTTTTTAGAAAATTTCTCCGTTTATTCATATCCAATTTTTATAATTATTCCAATCACACCCTGTTAAATGTCTAACATATACTTCCTCAGGATGTGATAACTTATTAATGTAGAAAGTGGTGTCCGATTCTCCTGGCCATATAGTACAATTATATTGTTGGTCAAAGACATGGACATTCTTATGGAAGTCTACTGTATCATATCGTTGTTCTCCTGTCTCGTTCACACCCATGGCAGGTTTCTGTTTAAAGGGTACACTGGAATGTCTAGTTATTCCATATAACTTATAGAACATGGCTTGTTCACGGAATTCCAATGCAAATGATGACGGGGGTCGATTAGGAAACCCCTCATGTACCGTCAACTGATTGACATATTGAGTCCATAATTCATCTGATAGTATATCCTTTATAAGGCGTCTACTCCAGGCATTGATCCGCCATGTGGTCCATCCAAAACAGAAGGTATTACCAGAATCAACAGCCAGTGCTAGGGATTTGCCATCCGGTGGTTCTAGTACGTCGGAATCTTTGACAAATAGACAGTCTGCATCATAGTTGGTAATGATATCCCCATCTTTCAATGTTCCTGCGTCCAATAGATTTTGTATAACTAGAATCTTATGCCAAGTCAGACTCCCTCTAAAGGGTGCCAGGGGATAATTATTATCTATAACGATATATTTATATCCGTGTTTGTCGCAATATTTTTGATTTCTCGGTGAAATGACTTCATCGAAAATCCGTTGTCGATCATCTTTATATTGTGCTATAACGAAAAAATACTTCATATTACATTGGATAATTCTTCCTGTACCATGCACAGGAATCTATAAACTTTTGAACGGCGTGTTCTCTGCTATCGGCAGGCGCACACTGACTATACAATCTGCTTTCATCGCAATTATAATCGCAAGTGCCCTTACCTGGATGCGGTACACCTTCCTCGCACTCTACTTCAAATCTATTGATAATTAGTGGTTTTTTAAACCTAGGCCAAGTCCATGTAGTTCTAAATTCCTTACACTTTACAGTATAGGTCTTTTCAGGATAAGTGCTATTACCAGGGATAGTTACAGAATGCTCCGTAGTTTCTAAATCCTCCATCTTAACCGTGTCCTTACCACATAATATCTCCTGTGGATATATATGGGTTCTCAACCATTTAGGGTCTTTTGAAGACCATCCATTTAAATGGGAACCTAGATAGAAATTAATCGATCCTCCACTAATACACCCATCTGCTCCATACCAGCTAAATCCGAATTCTCGACCATCATATCGTCTATCATCATCCAAACATAGAAATTTGGACCATTTCGTGCTATATCCCCACATGGTATCCCATGTAACATACAACGAAAATAGAAACGGAATTTTCAGCATCAACGATATAGTACTCTCGCCTTGTGCCCGCATGGATAAGGTACAGCCTAATTCCCGTCTACCAGGATAGAACTCTATCCGCACAGTATCACCCCGTTTGGCATAATCTCCGAAATTTATCCACCATCTCCATCCATTATGTTCTCTACATTTTCGTATACGCATATATATTATAATCTCTTCAAGATATTCTCCGAAACCTTTTCAAGAGAAAAGAAATTATGCCACACTTCTTTGCCTTTAGCAAGCATTATTTGTTGTTGTTCAGGAGATATACTACGTAGTATATCGGGTAAATGTGTTATAGCACTGGAGTGAACCAGTACACAAAACTCAGACCAATTTATTTCATCTTGAAAAGGTAGCCAGAATTTATCACTCACATATACAGGTATAGTATTCAATTGTAATATTTCATATAACCTGAAACTAGATAAACCATATCCACGGGGCGCTAATGCGAAATTAGAACGTTTAGTGATATCTATGAAATTCTGTAATTCTGTATTATTCACTGATTGTGACCACTGTCTAGGCGGATTGAACACAAATTGATCTTTATATCTAGTCCATAACTCTTGTCTTATAGGATGCGTCATTGAACCTATAAACGAGCATAGTATATCCTTGTCAACCTCTCCACCTTTCAACTGCTCTGGTAATGCACTACATACCAATGGTATTGGTATGCCTCCGCCTAGCCCACCTGCCGCAAAATGGCGCGTCTTAGGGGGTAAAACCTGTCGAATCCCATCATCATGTTGCGACACCGTAAAATACGACTGTGTGTGATCCAGGGCATTCAAATATTCCTGAATGGGTATAGGAGTGTTTTCCACATATAAAGTAGTCCACGATACAGGTATTAACGTTGTTCCCTTGGCATCGAATTTACTCTTATTGTTAATGTAATACTGAAAAAAGTAATCCTCTAAATACAATCCCGTGTGATAGCTAGGGTATGTGGGGTATGTTGGCAGGGGCCGAAGCTTACGAAAATCATATACCATATTACTTTGGGATGAGGGATTTAACTATATCACCTAAATCAGACTTCAAAGCAAATGTCTTCGTCCAATTCAAGTGCGCGATCTTGGGATTAGGTGGTAACACTATGATCTGCGTACCATCGTAATGCGTCATATTCTCTCCAAATGTCCAATATTCCCTCGGTAGAAATTTCCACCTAAGATCACGTAATTCTACATACTTGTCATGATTCAGAGTATAAAAAGTGAGAGCCTTTTGTTCATTAGAATATTGGCCAATGAATTCGTGTACGGCCCGAAATAAGTTTATAGTGGCAGTAGTCTTTCTAACACAGAAGAATCCAGAATTTAATCCACCCCCATAATCATTCTGTACTGCTAGGTCTACATTCTTCATATGCTCCACCATATCATTGTACCAATTATCTAAATGAATAATATCAGTGTCAATGAACATCATCAATTCCCCATCTTTTAAATCAAGTAAAGTATCATAGAAACACTTAGCTTTTTCCTGCATGACTTTATGCCACCCAGGACTTTCAAACTCAGATGATGGACAATGTTGTTCAATATACTTTATTGTCATTTCCATATTAGGTTCGTTTGGAAAGCTGGGGAGCATGTAATTCTCCAATAACTTTCGATGAGACGGACTAACTACAGTATAGCATCTTATTTTCATATCATTGAATATACTTCACTTGATTCTCCGTAACAAGAGAAAATGTTTCAAAAAAATCTTTTTCAAACACTTGCTCCCCTCCCCAAGGCTGCAAATAAGCTCCCCATGGCTTGCGTTTAGCTAAGTTATATTGTAAATTATAGAACATCATATTACACACTAAATGATCAAACGGATTGGCTTTCATAACGGTTTCATTATAAGCCTTCTCTGGTGTATTATTATGTGATACGATAGGGTGATATATATGGCACACCATAGGATTGGCGGGATCATAGTATAATGATCCACCGTATAGGCGTATTATACCAGCATATATAGGATCAAATAAAGGAGCACCTAATATATAGTCTCCGAACAAACTACCGTGCTTCTCCCACCAATCCAAGGAGAATATAAACAGATCATATCCTGCGGGTTCCAGTCGGAGAATTTCTAAAGTGGACTTAAAAGCATGGAAGTGATGTGTTTTATCCGCCACATCCACCCTAGATACTGCTAAGGCAGACACTTTAGTATTGGATAGATATTGGGCAACCACATTTGTCAAGCAACAGTCCGAATTCACATAGGCGAAATGAGTCACGTTTCCTCGTTCTTTTGCTATAGTATATAAATTATTGAATAAATCAGATAAAACTGGCATATTCTTAGTGCTGCCAGGGATTACATCTTTAGCAGATCGTCCTGATATCTTAATAGTTTCCAATCTACTATCCTCTGTAGGAGAAGGATCAGACTCTAACTGTATGTTGCATAGTTGTATAGTATCAGGAAAATGGATTTGTACGTTAATCCAAGAATCTATCGCAATAGATTGTCTATGATTATTTCCGAATAAATTAGTGCCTAGTAGTAGTTTCATGTTGTTTTTTTAGTATATCTATCAATTCTGCTTCGGGTATCTTATCAATGAATACGAGAGGTTTATCATATTTTCTATGAAACCTCTCGTATTCCGGTGTCAACTTAGTTATCCGACTTCCATCGGAGTCCAATCTAGAGACTGCAACAGGGTTGTTATCTATATAGTCATCTGAATCGGGTATATCGGGAAAATACCAGAAAGGGGCCGACAATCCGCTTGTACTAGCCCTGTATGTATAGTCAACATCGAACAGATATTTATATTGCTCGTCGTACCCCTGTGTTATATCCAATAATTGTCTAGTGTGAAACGTGAATTCGTTGCACATGTTTGCATATAAATTTATAGCAGTGTCGGGAGTGTATCGAATATGTAATAAAGGCGTTCTATTTCCTTTAGGCCCACTGTTCCATGCATTAGATGCATATATGAAATAGTGGATGTTCGTTTTTTCATGGGCATCTATATATGCCTGGAAAATATTCGGATTTTTGATGATCATATCATCTTCACATATAAAGAAATAATCTATATTCTGCGTTTTAAGATAATTCAATCCATCATTTCTAGCCACTGATGGATACTTTATAGTTTCATGCTGTATCCAATGTACGCCCTCATAATGTCTTTCATATGGTGCTCCGCCATTAACTACTACAACTTCATCTACAATATCAAAGGGTATGGTATCATATAGTGCTTTAAAATACGACTCGCTATTAAAAGTGGTTATTGCTAACCCTATACGTCTTTTATCTGTACTCATATTATGCCTGCTTCATTATCATATTCTTCATCTCCTCATCAGCCTGTTCCAATGTTATGTAGTGAAACCCTTCAATCCGTAAAGTAGTGTTACTGAATTTATCAGCCTGTGCTAAATCCCGAGTTATTAAATTCGGCAACTTAATATATTGAATGTCATTCATAGTTATCTTGGCTAATACGAGGGGCATATATAGTATATATTATATACGTTGTTTTTGTGCGAACACGTGTTCCAACTGCTCCAGACAAGCCATGAGATTCACGGCTGTTACTTGGGGTAATTTATTAGGTAACACGCCATGAATCTTTTTGAATAATGCCCAACTATAATTGAAGTTGCTCCAAAAATCTGGACTATTTCTAATCGCAGATTTCTTATGATCATTATCCTGATCTTCTATATATTCGTGACTGTTTGCTATATCGGGGAACCAAAAGAACGGTGTGCCTAATCCTCTTTTATATAGTTTCTGGTGTAAATCTAAATGCTCAGCAGCATTTAGATATTGTTCATCGAACAAATTTGGTCCATAATTAGCAAAAGTAGATTGGTGGAAAAACGTAAAGGCGGCAAAGGAGTGTTCATAAAAATCCACAACAGTGTTTGTGTATTTGACAGAGCATTTCTTCTTAGGTAGCCCTGTCTCTGGTACAACATTCCCCCCTCCTATACCACCGTGCAGTGCAAAGCTCAATTGCCCATGGATCAAGCCAGAATCCAATCCAGTGGTGATATACTGATCAAACACTTTATTGTTTATGATCTTAACATCATCCTCAATCACAAAGAAAAATTCCGCAGCAGGATGTGCATTTCTCATATTACGTAGTAGTATATTTTTAGCTATACCAACTACTGTAGGATTATGATTACAATGGTGTACTTGTACATCGTCAGGGTAAGACTCATATTTTTCTCCTGCGTTGACAGTGAAAATCGCTCTTACAGCAGAACGATCAATACTGTCAACGCATAGTTTATAGTATTCAGGTCTATTACAAGTGACTATACCCACTACTATCTTATCGGCAAATTTATAATTTGATTCAGACATTATCTGTTAATTTAGCTCACAATCCATAATGATTCAACTAGTTTTATTGTATAATCTAGTCCTGTACCACTTGGTGTTTATGGTATAGATCATTCAGCATGCTAACCACTTGATTTTTCTGATCATCATCTATAGTATCCATACCCATTATATATTCTCGAATAGTGTCAGCTATTTTAACTAATTTGGAGATATTAACCTCCGGCGAACTTTGAAAATGGGGTTGCTCACATATGGCAGTCTTCACATGTAGCGGATTATAGGTTTGTATGTCCGTCAGTATTTTAATCCCCTCATCACCTGCGGGGACTTTGATAGACACGAAATTACCCTGGATTTTATCATAATCCTTAATATCCGTGATATAATAAAACTTAGGAGATATAGTATTGGGAATCTTTTCTACTTCTAGCGTATCCAGATCGAGTTCATATATGAATTTCTGATCCCCAGCATCATTAAAGTTCAGGGCGAATGCTGATCCAGTATAACATAGTGGTTTACCATTATAGTTCCTGGTTTGCGGATGATGATAGTGTCCAGTGTATACTGCACCTGATACTTTATCCATCAAATCTTTACCCCTAAAACCGTGTTGAGATATTTTTCCCTTAGTCAATTCATATCCCACGACATCTATATGTCCGAAAAATAGCCTACAATTAGGAATATCATCTAACTTCACACCCCATCCCGCATACACTATATCATTATCCATTGTAATATTATCATGTACGCGTATATTAGGATGATTTTTAAATGGTGCCAGAGAATTTATAGATGCATTATCATTTAATAGACAGTCGTGATTGCCAGGGGTTATATCTATAGTATACTCAGTTAATTTCTCAAAAAACTGACTAACACAGTTCAGGGTATCTAGAGATATATTCACTCTATTATCAAATATATCCCCTAGAAATATAAGCCGAGTTATATTTCTGTCAGTAGCCAATCTTTTAATCCAATCCCCGTATTGTAATAGCGTTTCATGGAATATCTTAGAATTCTTCGATATCCCTGCATGTATATCCCCTATAATAAGGGCTTTATTCTTGTTCATATATTACATCATCCGTGTCATCCTCAGAATAATATTTCTGACGCTTCACATTTTTCCATGCCTCACTCTGCATAACTTCTTCATACTTCTGCTCCATATATGCATTCTTAGTATCATTCGCCAGATTTTCTATTTTTATACGATTGAGATATGAATGCCATGCTATACGAGAGAAATATCCAAAAGCATTTTGTTTGAAAGTTATATAAGTGTCTCCGCCTTCGGTAGTGAATACATCGGTGCTGTCTAATGACTTCTTATGTACTATATTCTTCTTATCGTAATAACTTACAGTCTTGGTGCCATCATCGTTATCTACCACATCTCTCACTAATGCAGTAGTATAACATTTGAAACTTCCGTCCCTGATAGCCTTCAATGATTTATGTATGGCATCTCCCCGTAACTCATCTAGATAAGAATATCCAATAAAATTAGGTCTATTCCCCAATTTTTTGCATATCTCTGCGATCATAAGGGCTAATTCATCAGATAATTTCACTAATTTAGTCTTATCTACCACTTTCTGAGTAGTCCAATTATATGCATCCCCTAAAGAATCGTAATAGGTCTTTATGTTATCCCAGAATTTATCTTTATCAACATAGTCTGTTGTTTCTCTAGGAGTGGTATCATCCTTGCGTCTACGTCCTCTACGTGGTAATGGGGCTATTGCCTCCATAACTGGATCATCTAAATCATCCATCGGTGTATTGATAATGGTGTCATCTATATCTTCATATTCTAAGTCGTCGTCCATATTATATATTAACTGTCTTCATCTTATATGATATCTGTTGTTCATCATATAACTTAATTCTTTCCTTCAAATGTTTTCTGGAATATCTCAGTGAGTCTGCTACATCTATTATAATTGCTCTATCTTTTGAAGCATGCTTGCGTAATGTTCTCCCTATAGATTGTACTATCTTGACATTACTTTTTCCTATATATGTGAATATAGCAGAATGTAAATTCTTTATAGATATACCCGTGGAGAATATGGTTGTCATTGCTACACATACAACATCGTCATGGGATTCCATAAGTTTTTGTATACGAGTTCGCTCCGTAGTATCAGTGTCCCCACTGATAAAGAATACTTGCTTGCTGCCATCATTTAGTAGATCATATAGTCGTTGGCCATATGCAATTCTATCTACCAGCACCAATACATTCCCTGTGAGATTGCGTATCACTTTACATATGATCTTATTCCTGGCAGGATGAGACATTATGTGGTCCACTTCCATCTCGTATGCAGCATTGGGACGAACATCATCAGGATCAGGTTTGGCAGGTTTACTGGAATGAACACAGTATACAACTTGTGCTAAAACCTGTGATATATTACCCTGTTGTCTAATATCATATGAGCTTTTTTCATATAAAATTCGGCCAATCTTACCAATAGCATTCCATGCTGCTAGTAGATTATTGGGTAGGGTGCCAGTCAAACCAAATCTATGGGGTGTTACCATGTTATGAATCACTTTGTTTATTTGATTCTTCTTCTCTCCCAATCTGTGAACTTCATCCACTACAACAGCATCATACTTGTATACTTTCGACAATGTGAAATTTATATCCGACACCAATATCTGAGTATTTGCTATCAAAATGTTACTCTTCCAACTAGGGAGATTATTGTCGCCCCATCGCTCAACATATTGACCCATATTAAACTCAGTGTTAAATGAGTCCCATAATTGATTCAACAACCCCACATTAGGTACGATAATCAATATTCTGCTATTTGGTTTATAGTATAGAAGGGTTTTACATAAACCTGCTATACACAGGGCCTTTCCTGCGCCAGTAGCTAATATAGAAATGCCTCTACCATTTTGAATGAACTCTTTTATAGTGATTTCTTGATAATCGTAGTAATCAAATCCGTCTATATGTTGAATTTCCATCTTCTCCATTGGTGGACGATGTTGCGCTTTGAACGCATCAGTCAGTACTATATTGAGAGGTATTTGTAGACTTAATAGATATCTATTGATGTCATCCCATAGCCCTACCTCAAATGCTCCACTGGGAGTGATGACATATTTACGCGATTCAAATCTACGAGCCTGATATACTGGATTTTCAATAGAAAATTTCAGTCGAATGCTCTTCAATAAATGGGGTGAACAATGAATTCGTCCGCTTTTCTTCTCGAAATCCACTGTTATAGTTTCGGTCTTAGCCACTATAGTTGTTCCATCTTCATCAACTCTACTAAGTTCTTGAAATCGAAACCTATTTGAGTGTATATCTTATTAACCACACCATCTAGATAATCAACTAGTAAGGTGTATCTATTAATCTTAGTATTAAGGGCTTTTACTTCGTCCTTGGATTCCACAGATGCTTTAATGGCAGCATTGGAAATTTTAAGCCTAGCGGGATTATGTTCAATAGCTGCTTGTAGAATTGCTTCTTTTTCTTCCGTATATTTTAAAAGCTGCATACGAGCTTGCATCAATCGATATAACCATTTATGCTTAACATTAGGGGCAGACATCTGCTTATCCATAACATTAGTTGCGTCTATTGATGTATCGATCTCTACTTCTTTTGCATATTGCTCTAACAAGGCTAACGGTTCCATATATGTTGTATATCATAATCTATACGATCTCTCGATGCAAGATAAATATGATAGTGTCAAGTAGATTTACCAAATTAATAGAGGAATTAGAGGCATCCATAAACAACAATACGGATTCATATGCCACTGGAGATGCTAGAATACCTAAAATATTGATACCAACACAGAAAAGAATACTCAAAAAACCAAAAAAGCGTCATAAATAACACCATATGATGCCTCCTTGGTTAAACCTTCCTGACGACACATCCCCATATTTCGGATTTATATATATAATCAAAAATAATCATCCTGATCTACCCGCAGATGCTAAACAATATTATATAGGAAAGAAGCAGCTACTGAAACGTATAAAGAGGAAACCCCTGAAAGGTAAAACTCGAAACCGTATAGATTTCGTAGATAATAATGTCCAAAGATATTGGGGTTCATCTAAAGAACTACAGGAAGAAATAGCAAAATGGGGGATTGAACATTTTAGTAGACAAGTATTGGAAATGACCACTAGTAAATGGCATGCTGCATATGCTGAATTACAATGGCAGTTAAAATATGGTGTATTACTTGATCCGCGATCTTTTAATGGTATAGTTAATGTTCGTATAGGCAAGGCACCTGCGTCGTATAGAGCCCATATGGTAAATATGTCCAAGGGCGTACCTGCGCAGTCTCCCGACCCTATACCTGAAATACCATGAGAGATACATCTTTTATATCGCTGGATTCCATATTAGGTACTATAGAAGTACCACTAATCAATATACTTCTATCATATAATCTTTTGACTAAGATCACACCCGATGTGAAGAAACTTATAATATACTATATGATTAGAGAGACTAATGTGATATTAAGCGATACATCTGTCGTAATATATCATAATGGTATAGATACCAATCGAGAATTATATACCTATTTTACGGAACATATAAACGGTGATAAAACTATCATTTTAAATAAACTATTCGATAAATTAGCTCGATCTATAAAAAAGACCACTAATAGATTGATTATATTGTCTCCTTCCACACCTGTTCCTTCCACACCTGAAAGTATAGCCCTATTAGATGGTGAAATATTAGATGAATTGGCGTGTCTACAGGCTAAGCCTGCTGATCTAAGAGCCCTGAAAAAGTTCCTAAACCAATACAGCTTATCAGATTTATTTAAATCTATATCAAAAAAGATATAAATATAGGTATATGTCTACAATATCAGCAAAACGTTTGGGTGATTTACAACGGGTGCCGAATACTAATCCTCATTGGGCAGCTAATGACCACTATAACTATATAAGAGTGGAACTAGAGTCAGGCCAAGAGATTCCTCTACTATTATCTGATGCAGAAGTGGAACGCGCACATAAACGCGCACTGAAAAATGCGGAAGACCTGCCAAAAATATCTAAAGTCCGAGACTTGTTGGATTAATATCTACCAAGAATTTTTCACAAATGCTTCCTCATATCCAACGGGCAATACCATTAATTGTCGCATACTATAACATTTAGGTTCTATATTTTTCAATATATCTTCGTGGTTATAGGCTGCAAAGTTGAAAAATTTGCGCTGTTTCAAAACCATATTATAAGATAGTATATATGCATTAGACTGTTTAATATATGTTTCTAAATTTATAGGTAATTGATATTTTTTAACCAATCTCACGACTCTTCTATCACAGTCGGATTCCATTTTTTGTATATATCGTATGGATTCCTCTGGCACAACCTCAGAACGGTGACATAGCCAATCATCTAATAAATTATAATGATAGTCGAATATATCCCATTTCACAGGGTTACTCTTCCACTGCCTATAATGACAATATTCATGAATAAAGGTCTCTAATATATATGCATCGCCCTCTTGTGGATTATAGAAATAGTTTATAACTAGTCTATTTTTTGCTTCTTTATCTATATCGAAAAAATTAAATGCATATTTACTATTGTTTTTTCGTTTATTAAATTGAACAGTGATTCCATCTGCCAGCATTTGTAATATACATTTACCAATGAATTCTTCACCTGTCATGTACATACTTACCCGTTGACACTTCGCAATCATGTGTTAATATATCACATGAATATCTTCTGCACCGACTCTGATCCTGTTTTATCCGCACAATATCTGTGTGACAAACATTGTGTCAAAATGTACCTGGAATCCTGCCAATTATTGTGCAGTGTGTTCCATCTACAAAACATTCCTGCTCCATATAAACTAACACACAGGAATCATCCGTGTGCCATATGGGCAAGACAATCACAAGCAAATTTCGACTGGTTATTGACGCATACACATGCCATTTCTCAGGAATATGCTAGGCGTTATAAAAAATATCACAAATGTAATGCCATTTTAACATGGGTGGATTTCAACAAGCATTTATTATTTTTCCGTAATACCGAATTGCAACCCTTTGTGGCTGCTATTGCAGATGATAAAAAATGTGTGGAACTACCAGAATTCGATGATGCATCCGTCATCGACAAATATCGCTTGTATTATATATTCGACAAGCCCTTTGCCGTGTGGAATCATGGTCCGACACCCGATTGGTATACATCGTTGCGAGCCAAGTATAATCTTACTTCCCCTTAACTTGCTTTTTAATTAAGTCTCTACATAGTTTAGACGACCCAGGTGTTAAATCTATAAGATTAACATCCTTTAATAACAGTACA